ATGAGAATCCTTTCTCTTTTTTTATTAATTATATCTGCTAATGCATATGCAGATATAGAGAGGTATTGCGATCTTTTTTGGGGAATTCCTAAGTTCCAAGCACAGTCTTTTAAGAAGGTTGGTGAGTTAGAGTATGATTTGGTAATAAAGACAGACCCTAATATGTATTTGCGATCAAGGATAAATAAAAACATGTATCCATGGTTATACACCCCTGTTGACGGGATATACACATATTGGGTTTCATTTCAAAATGGTTTTTATAGATTACCTAATGGCATTAGTTTTGAGGTTATTTCTGTTGATAATAACAAGACTCCGAACTTCAACCATGCCATAAATGCTGGGAATCATACATGGAAAAATGGTTGCACAGATTTAGAGATTGGAGGGAGCATGAACTGGGGGGGGAGTACTAATATGACATTTCGACTGAAAACTAAAGAACCTATACCGCCTGGTAATTATGATTTTTCTAACTTTTCTCTTCCGGTTAAAATTTTTTATGAGGAGAATAAAGGGTTCTATACAGGGAACCTAGAGGTAATGAGAAAAGAAATGAGTCGCGCTTTATTTTCATCAGTTGACAACTGGCGCCTCGAAATAAAGGCCCCCACGTGTAGCCATAACCAGCCTTCTCTTGATTTTGGGCAGATGACATATGAACAAGCAAAAGCAGGAGTGAGTATATCAAAAGATCTATCGCTATTTTGTAAAGACAATCCTGTTTCGGTCAAACTATATTTCAAAGATACGCATAAAACTTTTTCTGAGACTGCATGTGGAAGTAATGACGGTCAAAAAAATTGCCGAATAACAATCGGCGATAATGATAAGCAATATATTGAATTTAATAATCAATATTTTTCCCCATCAGGAAATGGGACGATTAACATACCTATTAAAGCAAAATTTAAATCACAAAATCCAATACCGGGTAAATTTAAAGACAGTGTTATTCTTGTCGTTGATGTTAATTAAAAACGCTAATATTAAAGATTGCATTGTATTTAATTATTGATGAGATATAACAATAATTAACATACTGCAGTTATAAGCTTCTTTTTTTGAGGCGGTGATGAATTATGTAAGACTATATTCTCAGGAACACTCATATCGTCATTTGCTTTTATAATCTTTCACTACAACTCTTGCTTCGTGTAGTACGCGATAGACACGCATTTCCGATGCGCAGCGTTTTAGCTTCTAGCTCCTGCTTGACTCGGTTATGTCAGATTATGAAGCTGAGGGTGGAACCCGATTCAGAACATCATGTGATGTATGGAATCATTAATTCACACCTACTTCGTTAAATTCTTAAGGAGATGATACTTTACTTTGGAATAGGCATCTCTGATGGCCTTGTCACACAGACTAATGCCGACGCCAGCTTTCGTATAGTTCAATAGAAAGTGACTTAAAGTTTCCCTTCCACGGGGCAATCAGGGGGCCTCATGTACGAAAAGCCACACGCGGGCTAAGAGATTTATTAAGGTTTACCAGGTTGCCCAGCCGGTCATCTTGTCCTGTGCTACCTCAAACCGGTACGGAGCCAGTAGCTCGTTTGCATGGTGAACGGCGTAGGATTTTGCCTCCTGCTTAATCATTGGGAGGTTGTTGGCCAGCCGGGAAATCATCGAGGAGAAGTTCGCCATCACACCGTCGCAGGCCTGGCCTGCATCAACGACGATACGCACCAGATCCAGATCGCTGCGGCACATGTCGCAAATGGTGCCATACTCCATCTCCCGGATGCGCGCTATAGCTTTATTGGTTTCGCCACTGGCCACCAAATCGAGAATGCCCGGTGGCGTAATCAGATCTGTGGCGCGCACCTCCAGGTCGTCTTGTTCCATAATGCTGACGAAGGCTGCGCACGCCGCGTCATCTTCAACGTCTGCTCTTCTGGCTACGGATTTGATGGTCAGATTGATAGGGTTTTCAAGCTCTTCTTCCGGTCGGCACATAATGGCGTTAGTGAAGATGATGCGGCCGTTATACCATGCGCCCACTCTCACAACCCTCATGCCCTCCGGATTTTTAAAGGTAAAGGCCACCATCGCAGCACGCTTTTGCCCAACGCCCGGCAGCTCAGGTGACATTCCGAAACGAACCCATATGTTCATATAGGGCGTGCCTTTTGCCAGTGGTACTGTGTTAATGGTTTCTGCGATGTGCTCCAGTGCGGTGCGAATGGCCTCATCGACGATGGTTTGACGATCTGCATTGTCAATTTCTACAGCTGACTTGCTGATCAGTTCCAGGACAGCTTTTTGGAATTCTTCTTTCATCGGTCTTCCTCAATCACCAATGCGCATATTTTACAAAAAAATAGGTATTCATCTACTTATGTTTACCGGCGAGAGTGTAGAATGGCTAAAAGAAGCCCGGCATCTTCACGAGACCGGGCTGGGTGGGTTACATGCGGATGGCTTCTGCCTGGCAGATTTCTCTGTAGTACTGCTTGTATCGTTGAAGCTCATGCGCTCCTGATGGGGCGAGGCTCATCATTATTACTCTGTAATTCACGCCGATGGGGGAATAGTCTTTTGGTCTCATTTCAAGCTCAACCACATATGAGGTGAAGCCAGCGTATGCGCCGAAAGCGTTTTTGGCGTTAACTTCCCCGCAAACATATCCTGTTACTTTGCCATCATCATGATCTTTGCGGCCTACAAACTTATCGTTCCTGAATATCACCGACGTGGGGTCTTTCATCGCATAGGTGATTTCCTTTTGACCTAAGCTTATGGCCTTAGAATCACTCGGTTGGCAACCAGAAAGCATCAAGACCATTGATATAGAAGCGGCAGCGATAAATATCTTTTTGCTCATGTTGTAGTCCAAAAACTTTGTTTACTATTTGAGTTATAACAACGCCTGAATTCCCATCACCTTGCTTTTCAGCTCAAGCTGCCGTGTGTACGGTTTGGCGCGGTAATAGGCTTTCAGGATCGGTTCTGGCGTAGCATCGCCAGGGTCTAATCCTTCCTCGCCAAGACAAGCCACTTTGACGTTTAAGCCAAGACTGGTAAGTCGTCTGGCTGCCGACATTGTGTTGCGGATCGCTTGTTTCTCGCTATCCCACATCATGATTACGTTACGCAGTCCACACGCCTTAAGCGTCAGAAATGCGCCAAGCTGATCTTCTGCATCCTCAGTGGTGTTTCCGGATAAGTGCATCCCGAACGTGCCAATTGGCTCCACGTAATCCCGCAGCGTCTCTTCTTCGAAGATGGCGCGCTTCACTCCCATCACGTCAAACGCCCCTTCACACACAACGACCGTCTGTTTCCCCACAGCGTTATGGCCGTTGTAGAGAAACTTACCGGATGCTGGCAGCTGCATGGGGAAGAGATAGCGACGTTCTGCGGTTCCGGTAACATCACGCCCCTGAAACGTCTTCATTACGCCATCCAGATCATAAACCGGTAACAGGATACGCATATCAAAAACCTGTCCTTTGACCTGGTCGGTGTATGGGTCGACATAGGCGTGTTTACCCTCAACGCAATAACGCAGATCAAAATACCTGGCCATCTCAGCGGAGACCTGACGTTTGACCAGATAATCAGGAAGACGCCCATCGACAGGAAGCTCGTAATGTCGCGGAAGAGCAACTGGCTCCTCCAGATCTACAGTACTGGCAAGCACAACCTCTTCTTTCTTCGGTGCCCAGCCCTGCGAGATGAGGGCGTTCTGGACGTACTCTTCAAAATCACGACGAGATTTGCCGCTGTAATGCTTGAGAAAGACCAGCTTGTTGAATTGAATCTCTTCCGGGTGGTCACCAGCAAAGCATTTCCCAACGCCATGAGTGAGGTTGAAATACACCTTCCAGTTAGAGCTTCCGCAAACAGGACACTCTTTAATATTAACTTCTCTTCCTCGGGCGCTGACTCCGCCACGACGATAAACCACACCTTCTGTATCGAGCCATTGTTCGAAATCCAGCTCGGTTAGTAGTTCTTTAAGGTCGTTCATTTTTTTTACATTGTTTTTCAAAGTAATACAAAGCAACGCATTGAAAAGCCCTACCTTTTATATACCATTAAGGCTCTCTGTTTTACTTGAGTGGATTCAGCGAAGTTTTGCTCTTTGACTTCTCTGTTGAGAAGGGGCGTGGTTGAATTGCCTCTCCACGCCTTTCCTTTTAGTTTCTTAAATCACATCCATAATGCGTTCAATGAATCGCATTTGTTCCAGGTTCTGTTTAACGCGAATGCTTACCCCGCCCTTCTGGTTACGTGAGCCAGCGAAATACAGTCGCGCTTCGCCTTTGGCCTCCTCTTCTTCGGTTTTGTTGATCGTAATGACAAGGTCAGCGATACGAACCTTCTCGATGTTGTCAGCTGCGTGCATCATTGTTGCGACCTCAGAGGCGCCCCCCTCTCTGTTCGTCTGGGATGCTGTAATACCGGCCACGTTGTGCTTGTCATAGAGCGCACGCAGATCTGTGTAGATGCTGCGGATGTTGGCGCGGTCGTCGCGGAGGTCGTAGCTGGCGCGCATCAGGTCGGCATAGTCCACCACCACCATATCGGGGATCATGCCATTGGCCTTCATGCTGCCCAACATACGATCCAGATCTGCCGGCGACATGCTTCCGGACGGACGCTCGACAATCCACAAACTCCCGATGCCTTTGGTCGCGCCCAGCTCTGCAAGCTTACGATGCACATCGTCGCGGCGTTCAACCAGTCTGGACATTTCGGTTTCTGACAGACGGGCGTCGAAACGGTCAGAGAGGATTGATGTGTGAACCTCCAGTGACAGGTAAAGCACGTTGTAACCCGCCAGCGTGGCGTTAATGGAGAACTCCCCCATTGCCGTTGACTTACCCGACTTGGCGAACCCCATAAACAGAACCATTTCACGTTTCGCCCAGCCTTTCTGATAGAGCATTTTGTCGAGCAGTGGCAGGCCGGTGGTAATGCTGTTTGGCACATAATCATCAGAGGCTTCATACTCGCGCGCTTTGTATCGCTCCCCGGCCGCAGTGAAGTAGTCGTAGATGCCGGTAGCCTCGTTCGAGCCAATCTGCTGAACTTGGGCCATGATCGCCATCGCGCCCTGAAAATCGCCCTTCTCCTTCATTTCAGCCGCTTTAATGAGTGCGTCGTCGAAAGCGACGCTTTTTGCGAATGTGGCCACCTGATCGACCATGTAGGCCGTATCAGACAATTTCTCTGCGAGAATCCGTTTGAACGCCTCAACAACGTCCGGAAACAGCTCTTCACGTACCGTCTTGTCGCGTTTCGCGCGCTTGAGCATATCGAGGATGGCCGCTGATGATGGCGCGCTCTTGTACATCCGGTAGTAGTTCGAAACCATATTGACCAGAATGGCATTGGCCGCATTGGAGAACTGGCTGGGCGCAACCAGATCGCCAGCACGCGTTAAAAACTCATGGTCGCGACAGAAATAGGCGGCAAGTCGGTTTTGAAAATCGTCGTCGAACTCTTCAGACAGCCCTCGTCCTGTGTGGCAAAGTTCGGTCATGTGCTTTCCTTTGGTGCTTAAACAAATTGTTTTCTAATACTAAAAAAACCAAATCAGGGATCAACAGAATCGCCGTGCTGCTTCCAGTTCTTCCGGGAAGTGGGCGAAAATTACGCGCTCAGGGACGATTTCCATGAGCCAGACAGCGGAGAAGATGATGCGGATACGTTTGTCTCGGGTGATGCCATGCAGACGCTCCAGAACCCACTCAAAATAGCGTTCCTGAATGGGGTCATGCTGCATGTCTCCCATATGCTTAAAACTCACCAGAGAGTCGTCCAGACGGGTTTGCGAACGCTTGGCCAACTTCTCTTCAAAAATCTCGATCAGCTCCGGCTGCCACAGGTGCTGTGGGCGTGGCAACTTGTTCCACAGGCGGCACGCAGCTGCGGAAAGAACTGTAGAGATGAAGTAGTCGTATGAGCAGCAATACTGGTCGGCAAACTGCCGGGCTTTCCAGAGCGACGTTTTGTTGGCCACCGACAGCTCCTGATACGGCACACGTTTTAGTCCAGTGGTAAACGGCGCGGTCTCAAAGTGCTCACGGCCATGTGAAAGCATGATGTAGGAGTACTGGCGCTTGTATGCCTCAGTGAAGAGGCACGTGGCCATGAGTGGGTGCATGTCCCGGTAATCGAACCACTTAGTTTCGAACAGCTCTGCCTCGTTCTGGCAGCGTGACAGACCGATGTTCTCGGCAACCCACTTGTCCATAACTGCGGTGTCCCACTCCTTCATGAAGGCGTACTGGTCGTTATCAACAGTGTTGAAGAAAATCTGGCTCATGTGATTTGCTGTTGTAGGTATTCACTTACTTATCAAAGTGAGCGAATCATAACGACTGGAGACAGCTTTTGGAAGTGGCAACTGAAGGGAATGTGTCTGGGAAGACAGCTGAGAAAAGACCTGCTTCTGTATAAATAATAATAAGTAACTAAGTATTTATATACAGAAGCAGGTTATAAAAATCCTTTATCTATTTTTCGATAACTCTTTGTTCAACTTCTTGCATCTGCTTTTCTGTGAGACTAGAAATGTGTTGATTCAGCAACAGATTGCGGTAGTAACTTTTTTGAGTCTCCGATAAATCCTGTCGCTTATCAATGTTTCTCAAAGCATTGCCGTAACTCTCGCTGATCGCATCACCATTGAATGCCTCAATAATGGTTTTCACATTCATAACCAAGACGCCAAGGATAAAACAACCAGTGTTGTATACCCAGTCTACAACAAACCCTTTGGCGTACAGGAAAGGGGTTAAAATGTGAAGAATAACCCAAAGCAAAGCGCCAATTATTATTCCAAAAGCAGTTCTAAGCGGATAGCCCAAAAACAGAATATCTATTCCCCGATTTAAATTCCGGCTTAAGAAATCATGATCTGGCATCTAAAACCCCCTTTCCCAATTCTTCCCCTGGAATTTCTTCCGAGGCAGGGGTATTAAATATTTTACGCCTTCTGCCGCTGCCACCATCATCGATCTTGTCGATATTATTTTCAATGAACTTTAAAAGCTGTATAGCCTCTGTACTATTGTTGCCGTAAAACCCTTTGGAAATACGATATGTCAGAACGCGCTCTTTCAGTTCAAGTAAAACAAAGACCACAAACCCGACAATAGTTACAACGGGGCTAAAGCCCCAAAAGTAACCCACTGAAGCACCGAGAAAAATCATCAGCACCGATAAAAACTTAACCTTAAGGAAGGTTTTTTTCTCATATAAAAGATAAAGCTCGGAAATAGTTTTCCTTTTCAAAGACTCTTGCTCTTTCTTTAAATTGTTTTCATGTTTTGCTTTTATCTCTTGTAATTTTATCCTGTACTCTTCTGATTTTATATAACTCAATGTATTACGATACAAAAAACTACATACCGTACCTATCATTGAGCCAATAACAGAAATGACACCTTGGTTTGATATTCCCAAAAACCCCATAACCTTTCCAAAGATCACGGCGGCTATAATGGCTAACATTAGACCTACGATCCATCCGAAATGTCTATTCAGAAATTTCATTATATTAACCTTTCTTCATCAGCTCACGCTTGATCTCGTCGGTACGCATTGTGACATCAGCAGCGGTAATCGCCTCGTTCAGCTTCACGATTTCTTCAATTTCCTGCGGCGACTTTTCTGCCAGATGGAAGATGGCAGCGCGGATCACATCAGAACGAGTGAACTTCTCGAAGCGAGGGATGAACTTCATCATCTCCAGCAGTTCGAAATATTCATCTTCCAGCGACATGGTGCGGCTCTTGATCTTTTCTTTCCCACGAGTCGGGCGGCCCTGTGGTCTGACTGGCTGGCGCAACGGGGTGCTGCTTTTGGCCGTGGCTTCCGGCTCTTTGCGCTTTGCAAGGTCTCCCATTTTCATGGACATTATTCTTCCTCCAGGCTCAGGATGTAATCTACGAACTCTTCGAACTCGGCTTCTGCCTTCTTATCGCGCTCCGAGCCGGTCATTTCAAAGATAGAACGACCAGCCTCTTCTGCATCGTCATAGACGTTGCGGTTGTAGAGGTTCACGGGTGCAGCCTCGATGCCGAACGTCTCGACAATCTCTTTGGCGGCCAGAATGCGTGATACCTGTGAAGGCAGAGCCGGACACTGGTTGATGACCGCGCGGATCTTCACTTTGTGATTCACCGTGCGCACATTGTCGACAATCGGGTCAATGTCACGCAGCGATTTTAAATCACGACGCTTAGGACGCAGAGGGATAATGATGACATCAGCCATCAGCATCGCTTGTCGCTGGATTTCGGAGTCAAAGCCACCAGCATCCACTACAACATAGTCGACGCGCCCCTGAAGCGATTTGAGGTGCTTAACGATGTCATCCTGAACGTAGGCGAAGGGGATAAGGTCAAGGTCTTCATTCTGGCGACGGTCTTCGCACCAGCTGGTCGTGGTGCGCTGAATATCAATGTCAGTGACCTGCGTTTTCTTTTTCTTTTTAACTTTCAGGCATACCGCAATTTGCTGGGCAACGGTGGATTTGCCTGGGCCGCCTTTGGTGCCGCCAACCACAATGATTTTGGTCATTGGAGAGTCCCTTTGCGTGAATTATTGTCGTATGAAACAACTTGTTTTCTTATATGCGATATAGCCTAAATGCCTACGGCTACGGTGTAAAGGTGAAATGATAGGCAAAGAGGGGTTTGCAGAGACTCGCAAAACAGCAGTTGAATGTTTAAGCAATCGAGCTTATATTGTGTGTACGGAAAGACTCCGTACAAATGATGAGTCGGACCGAATTTAAATTTGATGATGCTATGATTTTTTGTGAAGCCCGATCTTATTGACTAAGTGTCGTTACTAATTACTTATAGAGCTGACATTATTCTTTGATTTGATCCTGAAATTTCTTCTATATCATACTTTTATATCATTTATTTATATCTAAGAGTGGCCTCGCCAGACAAGGGGATGAGGCCGGGAGTAAGCACATGTCCGCACTGAAAAAACAGCGCATCGATCTCAGATTAACCGACGACGACAAGAGCATGATCGAAGAAGCTGCGGCAATGACCAACCAGACTATCACACAGTTCATGGTTGCCAGTGCCTCTGAACGTGCTGCGGAAGTGATAGAGCAACATCGTCGCCTGATCCTCAGTGAAGAGTCCTGGAATCTGGTAATGAACGCTCTCAGTAACCCGCCTGCACCGAATGAAAGGCTGAAACGAGCTGCCAAGCGTCTACAAAATATGGAGTAAGACGTGGCCGACTTGACCATTGAGATGTTTTCAGAAGAAGCCGTATACGACTTCTCAGACTTCGACTGTGGCGAAGCATCTCTAAATGAGTTTCTTAAAAATCGCCTTGCACAGCAACACAGCGGGCGTATATTGCGCGGTTATCTGCTTCTGACCAAAGACGTGATACCGAAAGTTAAAGGGTTTTACACGCTGTCGGGGAGCTGTTTCGCAAGACAAACGCTCCCATCCAACACGCAGCAGCGGAAGATGCCTTATTCTGATGCCCCCAGCGTTACGCTCGGACGTCTGGCGATAGACAAAAGCATTCAACGGCAAGGTAAAGGTGAAGAATTGGTGGTAGATGCCATGAAAGTGGTTTACCAGGCTTCTCGTGCCGTTGGTATCTACGCTCTGTTTGTGGATGCAAAAAATCCGGCCGCCAGGCAGTTTTACCAGAATCTGGGGTTTATCCCTCTGAAGGGTGAAAACGCCAACTCGCTTTTCTATCCAACGAAGAGCATTGAGACACTGTTTGAAGAGAAACCGTCTGAAGACGAATAAGAAAAGCCCCTCCTGTGAGGGGCTTTTTTTTCATTGATCCAGTCTGCTCTGCCACTTACACAACCGCTCCCCCAGCATGTTGTGCGTTAAAATCTCTCGCTCCGTTTCTTCCGTCATGAAATCGTTATGACTGACGTAAACCGGATTGGCCACATCACAGAACAGCACGCCAACGGGCTGCGGCTTAATCACGCAGCCATTTGTCATGCAGATCGCGATGAACAGCAGAAGCGCTCTTCCGTCGCAACTCATTGGTAATTTCATTCCCGACGTCCACCGTATTTTGAAGCCGTTCTCTGTCTTCCTGTTTTGCCTTCTCCTCTACTGCTCGTCTGGCCGCTCGTCCACCCATTGTGTATGCGCCAACAAGCACCAGAAGAACGGCAGCCAGAGTAATCAGAGCAATTTTGAGCTTTAAAAACAGGCTGCCGAACATATCAGGCCATCCCCTTCTTGTACTTGCACACCTGCGACCAGGCGATGAACCCCGCTGCAAGGATGGTGGCAACGCCGAAGATGATGCGCACCGTGTCTCCACTGGTGATGTTGCCCTGCGCTTTATCCATTGCTGCGGAGATCTGCGGTATCACCTCTGCCAGCTGCGCGAGACCGATGCCAGCAGTGACGGTGGCACCGGCCGTTTCTTTGGTGACAGGAAGGGCTTTGACCGCCTTAACGGCCTTAACCACACCGGCGCGGCGCAGGCCTTCTTCGATGACTTCGGATGCGTACCAGCTGTTCAGGGTTTTTAGTGGACCGCGGCCGTTCTCGTGACGAATGATTGCCTCCACCAGTGGGCGCAGAGTGTCATAGTCATGCAGATCGATAACCATGTCCGGAGTGACGCCAACGGCTTTAGCGACCTCGCGAATGTAAGCAGCGGTGTCGTTCTCGTTCGGCGGTGCCCAGCGCTCGATGACTTCGCGGATCGTATCGATGCTTGAGCCATCTTTGGCGCGGCGCTTGTCGTGATAGGTGATGAGCGTTACCGCCAGCGCCCGGATTCCCCAAACAGGGTCTTTGAACGTACAGAAACGCGGCTCAGAAGGGTTGTTAACCAAACCCTGCCACGGCGAGCCTCGGTCGAGGTTGCCTGGGTTGTTATTGCGAATACCTCTCGGAGTTTTCATCCTTGCTCTCCTTATTGAAGTCCATTTTTAACGCCATAAGCGGCAAGACCCAGCAGCAGCGCGGTAATCAGGAACGACGTTATCTTTGAGACAATGTCGCCAAAGACCCCGCTGGAAAGCGCGTCAAGCCGGTTTAGAAGTTTGTCCAGGTTGGAGTGCTGGATGCTATGTTGCGCGGGAGTCATATCACCAAAGTAGGTTTTGAGCTGATCATTGACCTCCTGGCCAATCTCTTCCCGAAGCTCTTTGCCTAATTTGCCAACGACTTCACGCGCAACAATAGCGGCAATGCGTTCAACCTGCTCAGGCGTTACGCCTGCCATCTCGTTCGACATTATCTCCTCCATGAATAGTCAAACCGGATGGCAGATTTATAACACAAAACAACCAATTTTTATAGGTAAGTTGTTACTTACTTTCTTTTTAGGAAGGTGACGTCTCGTTTTGACTTCCTCAAATGCCTCAATGCACAGCGCTTACAAAGCATTGTAGTGAAGGGTTAACAATACTTTGCACAGTATCCTGAATTTTTGCGATAAGCGTGTGCCTATCTTGTTTGTTGTAACTCATACTCAAAACGACGAAGCCGTTTATATATGGACATAAGCTCTACTAAAGTTGGCCATGAGTTAATCAGATACTGAAAAGCACTGCGAACCTGCTCAAAAACATTGGTGATTTGTGTCATCAGGCCAAGTGTGATCGCACCAGCAACAATCGATGGGAACAACAGTAATATTCCAAAGACACTGTCAACCTGAAGATATATTATACGCGCAGTATTGAAATACATATAATGCAGGTAAAGACGGAAATAGCTTTTACGGATTCCGTTGAATAACTCGTGGACTGTTGGCGGTGTTGCTCGATAAGGGTCATCTTCACCATAGACCAGTTCTTTACGGTAAGCCGCTTCGACACGCTGGTTTCTAAATGCCAGTCCGGGTAACTTAATACCTACAGCTGCAAGCAGCCCTGTACCTAATAATGACCAGACAATGGCAGCAACCACCAGGCCATACGGAATATTGCCAATTATTGGTAACTCAGGGATATGATGGGATAAATTCACAAGTACGGGCAAAAATGCAATTAAAGTCATAATTGCGTTGATAGCCCCTCCCCCCATATCTTGCAATGTGGAGGCGAAACGCATTGTGTCTTCCTGAACACGTTGAGCAGCCCCTTCGATATGACGCAATTTCTGCCAGTTTGCCATATAATACTCGTTCATGGCTGTACGCCAGCGGAATATATAATGACTGACAAAAAAATCATTGAGCGTACCGATTACTACTGCGGTAAGTGCTATACCCATAAGGGAATATATTTGCTGATAAAACTGCTCTGCGGTAACTTTATTAGGAGAGCTTAATGCGTTTTGTATCAGGTCATAGAATGGAGCATACCAGTCATTAATCGCAACACCGACTTCGACCATAAACCAGGTGACGAAAATAATCAGCGCCGTTCCCAATATAGACCAATATTGCCAGGGGTGTGGTGCAAAAAGAAACCATAATAATGCAAATAAAATTACACAAACAAAATAATATATATAAAAAACAATGAAATCTAATGACCAGAAACGAGCAACGTTAACTGGCAAATCTCCTGATACTCCTACAATATGGGCAGCCCACTCTTCCCCTCCAGACTGCCATACAACGATTGCTGTCAGCCCCCAAATTAATGCTGTAATAAAAAAGAGTGGTGGCTTTGGGAAAAAAGAAATGAACATTACACCTTACCTACTGATAGCTCCATATAAACATGACGGTATTTATAATGTTAAATGCATCAACGAACATTAAATGCGATGAATTTTCAATAAAGCTAATAAATTTTGCCACCTGAGTAGCATTGGTATATTCGCCCCCACAAAAATGCTGTACATAAATACAGAATCTTCATGCAGAAGATAGGTCAAGTCACCGGAGACCATCAGTCGCAGCGGCAGAATGTATTTTCATGATCGAGCACGATTACAGCGCGGCCCGGAGGGCCGCTGCTGGTTCAGCATCCGCTGATAGGGATCTCCCCAGAAGCCGTGAGGCTGGCGACTTTCACTTTCACCTCTGCCAGTTCGGCTTTGAGAGCATCCATTTCTGACTTCATTTCTTTAAATGCTTCGACATACAGCGCTGACAGCGCGTTATAGTCGAGGGTTAATGGGTTTTCAACCTCAAAGCAATTCTTATCAAGCGTGCTTCCAGTCTGCCCAACAGACACGGCTTCAGGCAGTACCTTTTGTACATCCTGAGCAATCAAACCAGCATTTCTCACCGTGTTCTGGATTGTGGTGTGCATTGAATAAGTTACGCCTTTAAGCTGGCAAATCTTATCCAGCGCTCCGGTAACAGGCTTGATCCAGAATTTTGCACGTTCATCTGAGGTCGCGGTAAACTTGGCCGCTCTTGCCTCTCCGGTACCCCCATTGAATAAAAAATACTGACCAGACGCACCTGTAGCGCTATTGTCCGACCTGATTACTATCGACTGACTTACCTCAATTGGCTGTGCATAAAT